GGTGAAGGCACCGGCGGAAAATTGAAAGGCAAAGCCGTAGCAGCCGCCCGCGAGCTTCTCGCCGCATAGCGTACCGCGTCCGAACCCATGGCCCGGCGGTTGATTCCGTCGGGCCTTTTCTTTGCCTGGACGGTCTGGGATTGTTCCTATATGATTCTGGGTAGTTCCCGCCGTCCTGGCGGGAGAATAGAGGGAGACCAAATCGATGATGTATTGGCAAGCTCTGCCGAACAGATCAAGCGCGGGTGTTAGCAACCGCCCGACCGTCGGAAAGCAAGTTAAAGTGCAGGAAGGAAACAAGCCGAACCATACGCCCTATTATGGCGAGGAATTGCGCAAGGGTGACGTGATCCATTGCCGGCACGACTGGGGAACTACGTGGCTGCTTTTGGGGAGGGGGTACAAGTGATGTACGGATGGAAAATCGACCGGGACTATTTTGACGGTGAAGCGACGGGCGTGGCTGGACCTCGCGGCGGCATGACGGTTTTGGATGGCGAAGGCGAGACGTTCGCGCTTTACGACGACGACGAAAACCTGATGGCGAAGGGCCGCATCGTCGGAGATTACGACGGCTTCGAACCGCTGGACGACTTCGGCCTCGGAAATTGGGGTTGTGCCGGAATCAAGTTATCTGGCGAGTGGCTCTAGCACCGCGTCCGAAACCTCCGGCCCCGCCATCGCGGCGGGGCCTTTTTTTTGTGCGCCAGGGTAGCTCAGTTAATAGGCGCGTTTGCCGCCTGGCCCGTGGTCCTTGAAACGTGTGATGTGATTCTGGGCCCGCGCTGCTCGGCGCTCTGCCCATCTCGCGCGGATCCTGGTGCGCGGATCCTGGTGCGCCGATGCCGGGGCCCGCCGCCGCCCATCTCGCGCGGATCATGGTGCGCCCATCTCGCGCCCGCCGCCGCCCATCTCGCGCGGATCTCGCGCCCGCCGCCGCCGCCCATCTCGCGCGGATCATGGTCCGGGCGTCCCTTTCCCGGCACCGTGGCCCAAGGGTCCTCGACCCCGATCTAGTCTCAGAAAACGGCGGAAAACTGCCAAAAACCCCAAAAATCGGCCCCCGGCCCCCATGGCGGCGGCTCCGGCCTCGTTCCGCACAAATAACCCCAGGAAAAACGATATAGCCTAACGGGTATGTTTTTTGCTATAATTATTCCCATATTCGACAATGTTTCACGTGAAACAATTGCACAAGGAGCCGTGATGCTACGTACCGAAACCCCGGACATTGAGGACCGAAGACTGAAACTTGAACTACGTCTCGCCCAGATGGGGGAGGTAGAGGGGTGCCGTGATGACTTCTTGAAATACGTTCGAAAAGTCTGGCCTGAGTTTATTGCAGGCGCACATCACAAGATGATTGCGAAGAAGTTTGAAGACATTGCCAGCGGAAAGATAAAGCGCCTCATAATTAATATGCCTCCGAGACATACGAAGTCGGAGTTCGCGAGTTATTTATTCCCGTCGTGGATCATTGGCCGTGAGCCGAAAACAAAAATAATTCAAACCACCCACACTGCGGAGTTAGCGGTAAATTTTGGCCGTAAAGTTCGAAATCTCATTGCAACATCCGAGTACCAAAATATATTTGATTCTGTAAACCTACAGGCTGACAGCAAGGCGGCGGGTCGGTGGTCCACGAACCATGGTGGGGAGTATTTTGCGGCTGGTGTAGGCGGTGCTATTACGGGTCGCGGTGCTGATTTGTTGATTATTGACGATCCGCATTCGGAGCAGGATGCTTTATCGGACACTGCGATGGAGCATGCGTATGAGTGGTACACTTCGGGTCCCCGGCAGCGGCTTCAACCTGGGGGCGCTATTGTAATTGTTATGACCCGGTGGTCGTTGAAAGATCTTACGGAGAAGGTACTCAAGGCCCAGGGCTATGATAAGCATGCGGATCAGTGGGAGGTCATTGAGTTCCCTGCTTTGATGCCGAGTGGCAAGTCGTGTTGGCCGGAGTATTGGAAGCAGGAGGAGTTGGAGGGTGTCCGCGCTTCGTTGTCGGTTTCCAAGTGGAATGCACAGTGGCAGCAGAACCCCACGTCTAAAGAGGGTTCGATTATCAAGAAGGAGTGGTGGAACCGGTGGGAGGAGGACGAGGTACCCCAGCTTGAGTACATTATCCAGAGTTACGACACGGCGTTTAGTCGCAAGCAGACTGCGGATTACTCTGCCATCACGACGTGGGGGGTATTTTATCCGAAGCAGGACGGCCCGGCCAACTTGATTTTGCTGGATTCGAAGAAGGGCCGGTGGGATTTCCCGGAGTTGAAATCGCAGGCTTTGAATCAATATAACTTTTGGGAGCCGGAGACGGTTATCATTGAGGCACAGGCTTCTGGGACACCTTTGACACAGGAGTTGCGTCAACTTGGCATCCCTGTTGTTAACTTTACACCGAGCAAGGGCAATGATAAGTTGACTCGGGTACATTCCGTTTCGACGCTATTTGAAAGCGGGATGATATGGGCTCCGGACGAACGTTGGGCGGACGAGGTTATTGACGAGTGCGCGGCATTTCCGAATGGCGACCACGACGACCTTGTAGACAGCACCACGCAGGCTTTGATGAGGTACCGTCAGGGCAATTTTGTACAGCTTCCGAGCGACGATTGGGTAGACACTTCCAATAAGGAGTCTACATACCTGCGGAGTTACTATGGCTGAGAGGGGCTTTTGAAATGGGCGCGTCACAGAGGCACTACTTCAAGGACGGTACTCTCCATACCGGGGGCTCCCACAGGATGCCCAATGGGGATGTCCACTCAGGAAAAAAGCACACCGCAGGTAGTCGGAAGCTGTTTCACCACGGCGACCTCCCTTCGGAGGCGGCCAAGAAGAAGGCTCGTAAGAGGTCCTAGCCATGCCCGACTACGCCCCTGTTAACGGCGAGGAACCAGCACCGCCCGTGCGGGCTGAAAGCATGACTGCTGGTCAGCAGCGGTTGTTCGACCGGAATTTCGGCCCCTCCGGATTGAGCACTTTTCTGACTGACCTACAGGCAAACCCAGCCGTTAAAGCCGCCCGAAACCAGAACCTCGGTTCATACCTTCTGGGCGAGGGCGAGAAGCTTTGGGACGCGATGCCCAAAACCTGGGACAATCCCGACCCCACGCTGGCCGTCTTGGACACCCTGGCGCTCCCTGCGGAGGCCTTGGTGGGAATGGGCAAGGGCATTGGTAGCATCATCAAGGAAGCGGTAACCGACCCCACGCCGGAAACCGCGGCGGACGCGGCCCTTGCAGTCGCGGGCCTCGGCGGCGGGCTGTCGGCCCTGGGCGTCGGTGCCAAGCAAGCACGGTCCCTGGGTATGTTCGTGGGCCGCAACGCAGAGAACGCCGACCTGTCGAAGCTTGCGACAGCCGAGAAGATGGCCCTGAAGGGCCACTCCCGCGAGGAGATTTATGACCAGACGGGTTGGTTCAGGTGGGAGAGGGACGGGAAACCAATCAGCGACTGGCGCTCTGAAATGTCTGACCTCGGTTCCCTGGTTGTCCATAATCCGAAAGTGCTGACCCCCAAGGGTCAAATAAACAAGGCGTCCGGTGGGTCCAAAGCCTACATCTCGCTGGGGGATATTTTTGACCACCCGGAACTTGCAAAGGCTTATACCGGACGCCCTCCCGGTGCGGTCTCTAATTTATCGGAGCCCGCCTTGGGGGGTAGGGCTCTTTCCGATAAAGAGATACACCGCCAGAGGCTCCTGCTTAGCGGGGAACTGAAGGCCCTGAAAAAAAGCGGCCTAGATACCAAAGAGTACGATACCGCGTATCAGAAACTGCAAGACAGGGACACGGAACTCCTTGATGTGTACAGAGCCCTCAGGGCGGACGACGCCGGGATCCCCATGAAAGAGACGGAACTGAAGCCGGTAGAGTGGGGCCCGAACACGGACCCTCGCCTCAAGTCGCCGATCCTGGACATCCCTATGAAGAAGATGGAATACTCCAAGACCTCGAGTGCCTACTACCAGTCTGGTTCGGACACGATGGCTGTCGGAAAGCTCCCCGGGAACGCCATGTCCAAAAAGCTGGACTGGGTCCCGTGGAACGAAAAGGGAGAATTTACCCAAAAGATCGGTGCTGACCGATTAGAAAAGAACAGAAAAGCTGCGGAGAAGGTCTTTAAGAAGGCGGGCCTGTCCCTGGATACGGTCCAGCACGTCGGGGACCCGGCCTCTCATTCACTGAGGCACTGGAAGACGGACCGGAAGCTATCGAAGGAAGAGCAGGCGAAATTATTCAAGACCACTCCGGAGGCGGAAGAAGCCTGGGATCTCGTACACAAACGAGAAGCAACTTACTATAAGAATAACTTTGAGTCCCTAGCGCGCTTTCGGAGTGCTGTTATACACGAACTGCAACACGGCATTCAGCGCCGCGAGGGCTGGGAGGGCGGAGGAAATAGACGGTCGTTTAAGAACGTGAGACTGAAGGACCCGGATACGGGGAAGAAACTCAGCGCCAAAGAGATGTACATGAGACTGCTTGGCGAGATCGAGGCCCGCCTTGCTGATCATCGTAAGGACTTCCCCGACGCCGAACGTTATTCAGTACAGAAACGGCCCTGGACCCGGGAGGGCGGATTGGACCGCCTGGAGTCCCAGGCTATTGTAAAAAAAGATTTGGCCCGCGGCGGCTTTGTAGACAAGCCCCTGTACGGTAACAATACAATGGTAGGACTGTAGCCATGGCGGAAGACGACAAGCCCCTATCGAAGGTTTCGGCCACGGAGTATTTGACTGCGGCGGCCCAGAGGGTCGTGGAGTCTTATTGGACGGAGACGGGACCCCAGGGCTTTGCTTTTTTGCCGCAAAACGAGGGCTCCCCGATGCCGAAGTTCGTTCTCGACGCAGGCCTTGACCCGTCTGGAGCCCCGACGGTGGGGGCTTCGGTAGAGTCCAACTTCCCTGGGGGCAACTTCCTTGGAGGCAACTTCCCCGGAGGCAGGCTTCTGGCGGCCAGGGAGCTTTTGCGGCCTGTGGATTCCAGCGGCCCGGTTACTAAGGATACTTTCGAGGCCCGATACGGTCCCCTCAGCGGGTTCTACTCTACGGAGTCGCAGTCCGGCAGTAACGCCCCCCAGAGCACGACATATGGCGGCAAGCTAGCCGCAGGTCTTTTCAAGTTATTTGGAGAACGGAGCCGTCTTCGTCAAGCCGTGGTAGACCCCCGGCACGCTTCGGAGTTTTTTAACCCCCGCGTGGACGCTACGACCAATACTGTAGGTGTCAGTGGCCGTGGTCCTTTGTTCGGCGGCACGGCTGAAGGCGGTTTGAGTCGCCAGTCCTCGAGTATAAAGTTACCCCAGCACGTGTCTCAGTCCTCACGGCCCACGGCCCCTCCGACGGACGTCGATAGTTTTTTTGCGAAGTGGACGGGCAGGGCGGGCCCTGGCATCCTGAGCCTTGATGGTGGATTAGATGGCCAAAACAAGCGGGCGGACATTTCTTACGATGTAGAGGATCCGTTCGGCCTGGGCGGCAACGCCCGTGCGGAAGCTCGTTACGACAGCCCGGAGGGCGGCGAGTCTTCTTTAAGTGGCCGGTTAGGGTACGGGTTAAAGTTTTAAGATGCCCTTGACCTCGAAAGGCGCGAAGATAAAGCGCGACATGGCAAAAACCTATGGTAAGAAGAAGGGTGCTCGTGTCTTTTATGCCAGTGCAAACGCGGGTAAGATAAAGCGCGTGGAGAGTTCCAAGAGGAAGAAGCGCAATGCCTAATGTAGCAGGACGTGAATTTCCGTATACGCCCGAGGGTTTTCAGGCCGCGGAACAGTACCGGCAAGCCCTGGGAATGCGGAACGGCGGCCTGATGGGCTTCCGTCCTCTCAGCTATGCCGGGGGTGGCGGCGTAGCTTCCGTTGTAGCTGCTTCTCCTCCCGGACATTTCCCGGCGTACATAACGTCCGATGAGGCCCGTATTCTGCGAGAGCGGGGCGGCGGCGTTGCGCCAGATGGCGGGCAGTACATGGCGAACGGCCTCCCGGCGTTTTACTCTGACGCAGCAGGCGCTGACGCTGACGCTGACGCTGACGCTGACGCTGACGCTGACGCTGACGCTGACGCTGACGCTGACGCTGACGCTGACGC